TTACCCGACGTTGCTCACGATTTTGGAAGGCGACGACCTGCCTTCAGTGTTGAGATTGGACGCCACGATCTCCAGCGCCTTCTGCCAGCGCCGCCACGCTGTGCTGCGGTCGCAGGCAAAGCGGATCGTGATGTCACGCCAGCCGTACCGCTTGGCCCGCATCCACACGAGGTGACGTTGCTCGACCTCAAGCCACTGCACCCAGCGCATCGTCTCCAGCATCCGGTCGATGTCGACGGGGCTGGGTGGGAATGGTCGGTACTCAGGCGCGTCAGAGGAGAAAGCTTCCCACGCCGTGCGCACGAAAGCTGGCCACGTGTTGAAGTAGCCCTGCACACGGACAGGGGGTAGGCGTTGGCCAGTGACAGCAGCATCCTCGAAGCGTGCTGCCACATCATCTATCGTCCACTCAGTCATGACGCGCACCTCCGTACAGGCGTTCACCAATGCGGCGCACGATCTCACGCTCGATGAAATCCAGTCGCTCGTCGGACTCGTTGACCACCAGGATGTGCTGGTCACGCCAGCCGTTGCGTTTCATCGCATCCAGATCCGTGACGTTTGGTTGCAGCCGACCCAAAGGGCAGCGGTATTGAGGTGTTGGAACTTTCATCTCACACCTCCTGCGTCTCGATAGCCCAGTGCAGTAGTGCCAGGGCATCGGCTTCGTTGTCGTCGCAAGGGGCGTGGCCACGCAATTGAACGGAGGCGATCATCTCGTCCTTGCCTGCATTGCCTTTGCCGGTCGCGTGCTTCTTGATCGTGCCCACTGGCACGCCCTGATACGGGATGTTGTGATGCTCGCACCACGCGGTCAGATGGCCCATGAAACCACCGTAGGCGTGGGCTGCATCGACGCCTGCGTGGCGTCGAACCTCCTCGAAATACACCGCGTTGATGTGGCCACTGGTGGTCAGCAGTTCGGCCAGCCAGCGCTTGAATCGCAGAAAGCGCATACCGCCGCCTTCAAATCGCTGCGGCTTGAAATGCTCGGTGCCGCTGGTGATCGTGCTGTCCAGTTGGTGCAGTGCCCAGCCTGTGTGCGTGCCCAGATCAATGGCAAGAATGGTGCTGTTGGTTGTCGTGTTCATCGTCATTGCTCCTGAATTTTTGGGGCGAGTGACGGATGCGACGGGTTCTCCGTATAACTCTCTACACGTGTGCGTGCGCGTGCGCAGGCAAAGAGAGGTATCCGACAAGTCCGTCACATCCGTCACTCGACGGTTTTGCTGGTCAGTCATCGCGGTACGGGTAGCTGGCGTTGTAGGGCTTGGGTCTGAGGGACAGCCCGGTCAAACCGCGCACGCCACCGGTCAGTCGGCACTTCTCAAACTTGCGTGTGGCCATCAGTTCCGAGAAGCGCTTGACCGATCCGACGAATTCGCCCGCACGCTCGGCCCACTCACGCCAGTCGGAAAACAGATCGGACACGCCCTCGCGGCTGGTCTTGGCCAGCAGGCAGCGTTCTTCGATCCATTGCCCGAGCGCGTCCTCGGCCTCGAAATATTCCTCGGTCGCCGACACCACGCTGGCTGGCGGCTTCAGCCCTTGCTGTTGCCAGCGGCTGCAGCCCTCGACCGCCCACGCCAAAATGCCATCGCGCTCCTTGAGCAGTTTGTCGGTCAGCCTGCCGTCCCGCTTTTCGGGCGGAATGGTGACCGTGAACGGAATCAGGTGCAGACGACGCTTCATCGCCTCGTCCACGTTGCGGATCGATGGCTTGTGGTTGCCCGCGATCACCAACTTGAACTGAGGCACGTACTCGAAGAAGTCCTGGCGCATGAAGCGCGCCGACACTTTGTCGCCGCCCGTGATCGCCTTGACCTTGGACTCGTTCCAGCGCCGACCCTGTTCGGTTTCGATGGAGGACACGAAGCGTGCGCCGCGCAGTCCGGCCAAATCGGTCGGGTGCCGGTCGTTGCGCGCGTCCATGAACGTGTCCATCGGCGCGTTGGCCGCGTAGTCACCGAGGATCGTGGTGATCACGTTGACGAACACAGACTTGCCGTTCGCGCCGGTGCCGTACAGGAAAAACAGCGCGTGCTCGCTGGTGATCCCGGTCAGGCAATAGCCCACCATCAGTTGCAGGTAGGCGATCAGATCGGCATCGCCGCCGGTGACGTCGGCCAGAAACCCATGCCACGTTGGACAGTCGCCCTTGGGGGTGGCCGTGCTGACCTTGGTCATCCGGTCGTCGCGCCGGTGCTCGCGCATCCGGCCCGTGCGCAGATCGACCACGCCACCCGGGGTGTTGAGCGCCCACGTATCGGCATCCCACTCCTCGGCACTGGACGCGTGCTTCGGATCGGATCGGGCAATTTTCTCGACCGCCGAGATGGTCGACGAGCTGGCGAGCTTGGCTTTCTGCCTTGGGCTCTCTGCCTTCAGCGATGCGTTACGGCAGATGCCACGGGCCAGATGCGAGACGTAAAGCATCTGATCGGCATTCCAGCGCACGCCCGTCCACACCAGCCACTTTCCCCACAGCGCGCAGTAGCGCCAGTCCTGACCATAGCGACGGGTGAAGGCGGTCGACAGTCCGTCCTCGGTACTCCAGTCGATGCCCGTCAGCAAATCCGGCGGCGCAATCTCCTCAACGGAGCGCATCACGGGCAATCGCTCACCAACAGCAAGAAAGCCAGCCACGTCAAAACCATCAGGAATGGCGTCGGCAGCGTCCCAACCCTCGGGCCGGTCATCGGGTGGTACGAGGATGGCGACCGTGGTTGCACCGGCGTGCAGAACAGCCTGCGAGGCGCGGTCGGCGTAATCCCAGCCCGGTGCGTCCCGATCCGGCCAAATCAGCACCGACTTGCCAGCCAGCGGTTGCCAGTCAGTTTTATCGACCGGAGCGTTTGCGCCGTGCATTGCCGTGGTCGCCACCACACCGGCATCGATCAGTGCCTGCGCACATTTCTCGCCTTCGACCAGGACGATGTGGCTGGCGGCAAGCAAACCCGATTGGTTGTACAGCGGGCGTGGCTCGGGCGGGGCCATCTTGCGGCGCTTGGCATCCCACGGCCGGAATTCCTTTTTCCGGCCCGGTGGGTCGTAGCGGTAGACAACGGCGATCAGCTTGCCGGTGGCGTCGTGATAGTCCCACTTGGCAGTCGCGGGGCCGAGATCGTCGGTCGGCGCTGCCGGTTTGGCCTTGCGTGTTGGTGTCGACCGCGCACGCCCGAGCAGATCACTGGCTTGCTGCAGCACCCGAGGGAAGTCGGCATGGATGCTGGCTCCGAGGTAGGCCGCGATCAAATCGAAGATGTCGCCACCGTCGCCGTTCGCGCGATCCGTCCAGAGTCCGGCCTTGTCGCCGGTCAGCACCACCTCGAGGCTGTCGCCGGGACTGCCCAGCACGTCGCCGATGAGAAACTTGCCCTGGCGCTTTTTGCCCGCCGGGAACATCGTGGTTAGTACCGACTCCAGCCGTGCGATCAGTTCCGCGCGAATCTCGTCGCGTTCAGCATCGCGGTTTTCGGTAGGTAGGGAGATGTCGTTGAAGTCGATCATTCGGCTCCCTCGTCTGGCGCTTTGCTGGCGTCGCGGCCATGCGGCGCTCTGCTGCTGGCCGCCCATGCGGAAAGTTCGGACATCCGGTAGCGCACCAAGCCGCCGAGCAGGTAATGCGGGATGCGGTATTTGCTGCGCATCGTTTGATCGGCAAACCAGTAGTACGGCAGGCTCAGTGCGGCCGCCGCCTGCTTGGCGTCGATCATTGGTTCGTCGTCGGTGACGCCTGTGTTGTGGTCATTCATGATTGCGTTCTCCAGCAGCGGTCTTGCCACGCGCACATCCGGCATTCGAAGTGGGTCTGGTCAGCGAAGGCGCGCGGCAGGAGTTCTGCTGCCTCGGTTGCCGTGATCACCTTCACCGCCCGATCCGACATGCGCTGGGCAAGGGCCGCATCAAAGGGGACGAGCTCGACGTAGATCTCCATCGTGTCGGCGTTCACCGCCGTGAAAATCGCCGGGTTTCGCGCAAGTTCGAGATAGGCCTGATACAGCGCGACTTGCGCCGCGTAGACAGGCTTGGAAATGGCGAGCCGGTTTTTCTCCAGATCGCGCCAGGACTTCGAGCCGAGGCACTTGTTTTCCCAAAGGGCCGGGTAAGCGAAGCCCTCGGGGCCACCGACGAACACGCCGTCGATGTGGCCCTGCAGGCGTCCGTCAGCCACTGAGAAACCGAACTGCTCGAAACTTCCATCAGGTAGGGCCTTGTGGGTACGCAGATCGAAACCCGCGTCCCGCAGCCACCCGACCATGCACTCTTCGTTGACGTGGCCACGCTCGAAGATGCGCAGCAGCCGTCCGGAAGGGGCGCGCCCGTGATCGACGGGGGCCTTGGCGTACTCGAACTGCAGCGCGCGCTCGCAGGCCACGCCCAGGCGCGAGGCTCCAAGGTACTGGCGCTCGGACTGGCGTGCGCGGGCCTGCTGCATCCCGGCGTCAACCAGCGCCGTGACCTGGCCGCAGAGGCTTGATGCGGAGTTGAAGTCGATCATGGCTTCGCCTCCCGGAATGTCTTGTCTTCCAGATCGGAGAAGCCGAAAGGATCGGGCGTCGAGGCCATGCCGCGCACGGGCGGGCGCTTGGTGGCCTCGTGGTGCGCGACCATCGCGTTTGACCAGCAGGTGACGATGGCGTCGATGACGCGAAGCGCCTCGGCCTCGGAGTAGTCGCCCAGCGGCTTGGCGAACCCGATCTCGCCCGCTGCCTCGCCGAAGGCCTTGAGGCACTGGCGCATGGCGGCCAGTTCGACATCAGAGGGATCGATCATGGCGACCTCCGTCTTGGTGACGCGCCCTTCCTGCACGCGCGTCCAGTGGCCATACATCTGGTGAAAGACGTCCTGGCAGCGGCGCGAGCAGAACACCCAGTCCAGGGGATAGCGCCGGGGATCGCCCACACCGTGGCGGTTGTCGGTGTGGCCGTAGCCCCGGGCCTGTCGTTTGCAGACCCAGCATGTCATCGCCCCCCTCACTGCGCCCACGACGGTTTGCCCGCCACGGGTGCGCGTTGCGGAGTCGGCGCCTGGTACGCGGGCGCGGCCTGCGCCGGAGCCCCGGAAGAGCCGCCGCCCGAAACCTTGGGTGGCACGCCCATCAACCTGGCGTAGTCGGGGTGATCGGGTTCGACCGCGACCTTGACCACGTTGCGGTCTTGTCCTTTGCCGTCCTTCTCGACGTCCACGCGGGCGAGGAACTCCAGGCCGTCGAGCTCGTGAAAGCCCTGGATGCGGCGCGCGGCGGCGGCCTGCGGGCTGTTGTCTTGCGGATGGACGTTGCGCGCGCTGTTGAGCACGGCGCGGATGAAGCTGCGCCCCATCTGGCCCCAGGTCGGGCCTTTCTGCGAGTGCAGGCCGATGTTTGACCACATCTTGCGTTTGGCGTACTCCCCGCCGGTGATCACGAACTCGGCCGCCAGATACACCGAGCCGGTCTCGAAGCTTTGCGTGGCATAGCCGCCCGTCCAGCCCTGGCTTGGGTCGTCATAGCCGCCGGGCTTGATGTTCATGCGCATCGGCGCGATGACGCCCTGGGGGATTGGGTCGAAGCCGGACTGCTGGGGATCGGCATCCTGAAAATCAAAATAGTTGGACGACATAGTGTTTACTCCTGAGGGTCGATGTGAATGGGGTTGGCGGCGCTGGCGGGCGTGATGGATGTGCCCGCGCACTTGGCGATCAGCGCGCCGAGATGCGGCGGCTCCAGCACGTCGAGGCGACCGCTGCGGTCTTTGGCGGGGAAGCCGTAGGGATTGACGGTGTGCGTGACGAAGGCGCGATACGAGCTGCCGTCATCGGCCTTGAGCTCGGCCAGCGTCACCACCTCGTCGACGATCCCGGGCAGCTCAAGGCTGGTTTTGCTGCCTTCGATCTGTGGCACGAACACCTTGCGATTGAAGTCATCCAAGCGTTCGTCGAGGATCGCAACGAAGATCACGTTCTTGCCCCGGGCGTGTTGCAGGTGGGTCAAGGCACCGATCATTTCCTGCCCGAGCAGTCCGTAGGCCGCGCGCAGATCAGGCTTGCCGGAACGGTCGCTGACCGCACCCGGCTGGGCCTTGCACCACGCGAAGCACTGGCGCGACAACTGCGTGATCGAGTCCAGGAAGAAGGTCTGGTAACGATCCAGTTGCGTGGCATCGCCAAATTTCTCGATGACGTGGTCGTAATGCGCCTGCGAAAACGCGCTCTCGGCAGGCAAGGACTTGTCCGGGCCCGCGAGGAACACGAAGAAGTCGCGGCTCTCCGGCCAGGACGCCGGACGGATGGTGTCGCCCGGCCAATCCGCCACGGACAGATCGCCCGCCTCGATGTCGAGGAACAGTGTGGTGGCGGGATCGAGGTCTTTGAGGCGGGTGGTTTTGCCAATGCCGGATTTGCCCAGCAGCAGGAGCTTGACGCCCTTGCGTTCGGCCATGCGTTCGACGGCGGACACGATGGGGAGCTTTTTCATGGTGCGTCCCCCTCGATGGTCAGCGTGAACGAGGGCTTGCCGGGTTCGACCGTGCGCGCGGCAGCGAACTGCTGCTGCAGCGCCGGAGGCCAGTTGGTGTACCGCGACTCGGATACGGCCAGCTTGACGTCGATGTAGCCTTCGACCTTCTCGCCGGAGGACACAATGCGTTCGGCAATCTCAGCCAACTGCTTCTGGTTCCAGCTGACTTTCTTAGGCATCTCAAACTTGATGTGCAGCGGGCCATCGCTGATGTGGGCGGTGCCAAAGTCGCGGCCGGAGTCGCGCAGTGCGGTGCGGCCCTGTTCGCCGAAACGTTGATCCAACGCGGCATCAAGTTTGGTGCGCGTTTTCTTGGCCCAATCGATCAGATGATCGAGGTTGGCGTCAGCCTCGACCAGTTGGGCTGGCGGCAGGTTGGCCAGTTGGCTCACCGACATTTCGGCGAGATCAGCGGGGAATACGGTCAGATCGCTCATGGCCGCCCCCTTACTGGTATGCCCGAGCGAAGGTCGAGTAGCGCGAAACGCGCCGCTCGAAGGCTTCAACTTCGGAGATCAAGTAGGTGACACGGGCTCCCAGCTTGCAGAAGACTGGGCCCAAGGACTCTTGCCGCCAGCGGCGAAGAGTTTTGACGGAGAGCCCCCAGCGGGTGGCGAGCTCGTTTTCGTCGATGGCGATGCGCGTGGCACCGTCTCGGCGAGGGCGGTTGGAAAACCGTCCGGATTGAACAGATGGGGCTTGGTTTTGCATGAAGAACACTCCTTTTGTTGGGGTGTTCTCATTGAATAGATTTGTCCTTTTGGCTTGTGCGAGCGAAATTTCGACTTTGATGTGTGGTCGGCAATGTGCCCGGCGGCGGACGGCTTGGCTAAGTGGTTGATCTGTATAAGGCTGGCTGCGTCGTTTCGGTTATTGCGATTTCGGTTATTTCGTTTATAATGGGATCATTCTGAACTTTCACCCCTTGAGGAGACCGCTATGAACGCTCCCGCCATCACCAAAACGCTGCCGTCAGCAGAGGACATCGCACTGGCCCGAGAGTCGGGCCGGGCGCTGTCGAGCGTGCTTCTGACCCGCTCCGAAACCCAGCAGATCGATTTCCATGACGACAAGGGGGCTGTGCGTGCTGTACGCATCCCCACCTCGGCACTGCGGCTGCTGCTTGAAGTGCTGACCGAAATTGGCCAGGGCAATGCTGTGTCGATCATCCCAATCCACGCCGAGCTGACCACGCAGGAAGCCGCCGACGTGCTCAACGTCTCGCGCCCCTTCCTCGTTCAGTTGCTGGAAAAAGGTGAGATGCCGTTCCACAAGATCGGCACCCATCGCCGCGTTCGCTACCAGGATGTGATCTCGTACAAGAAGCGCATCGATACCGAACGCCGCAAAGCGCTGGAGGAATTGGCGGCAGAGGCGCAAGAACTCGGTATGGGGTATTGATTGGATGAGTTCACATTTCACGGTCGTCTATGACGCCTGCACCCTCTATCCGGCACCGCTGCGTGATTTACTGATGCATCTGGCGTTGTCGGATTTATTCCGGGCGCGCTGGAGCAACATGATTCACGATGAGTGGATACGGAATGTCCACGCGAATCGCCCAGATCTCAGTCTTGAGCGCCTGGAGCGGACGCGTGCGCACATGAACCATGCGGTACGCGACTGTGTCGTCACCGGCTTCGAGTACATGATCCCGTCGATCAATCTGCCTGATCCGGACGACCGGCACGTGGTGGCGGCTGCCATTCATTCCGGGGCCAGCCTGATCATCACGTTCAACCTGAAAGACTTTCCCGACGAGGCGCTCAAGCCGTACAACCTTGCGGCCCAGCACCCGGACGATTTCATCGTCGATCTTCTGGATCTGCACCCGGCAGGCGTTCTGGAAGCAGCGGCCAGTCACCGGCGGTCATTGAAATCACCACCAAAAACAGCAGACGAATACTTGGACACCTTGCTCGCGCAAGGTTTAACTCAATCGGTGGCGGTGATGCGCCAATGGACTGTGGCCATGTAACAGGCCGAAGGGATAAATCATGGGCAAAAAGACCCTCACAAACGCACATTGCCTGCTTGATCTGATTGAGAAGGCCCCGGTTTCGGTACTCAAGACCTTCAGTGGGCTTGCGGAATGTCAGGCGCTGGCCCGAGGTTTTGACTGGTCGCAAGACGAAACATCCTTGTGCGCCAACCTGCTGGAGCACATCAAGCATTTGCGCAAGGAGCAACGCGACCCCGCCGAGCGCGAGGCGCTGCGCGTACTGCGGCTGGCTTCACCTCGCGGTGCGGCGATTCTCTCCACCGTTGCCGACCAACTGAACGACACTGATCTTCAGGGGATTTTTACGGCTCAGGCCGGAGGCGAGATTGGGCGCTCGATTTGGATGCGCACCCACTCTGACGATACCGCCCGTTTATTCGATGTGGCTGAGACCATCCTGAACACCGGTGACATTCGCGGCAACAAGCGTTTGTACGATGCCTTTGACGTACCAAGCGACGATGAGCCGCCACCGTTTATCTGGAACGACACCGTCAAGAAAGAACTGGAGACGCAGCTCACCAAGGTGATGCGGTTGGCCGAGCCTTGCGAATTGGTCTACGTCCCCATGCTCGACGCGGACAAAAATGGCGATAGCAAGACGGTCCACTTTCTGGTGGTGCGTTTTGCAGGTGATCAGGTATCTGCCGTTCAGATGCTGAACCGCAACCGCAAGAGTTTTTTCTACTTCCCGGCACGTGACGCCACGCTGGTGTACTCGCCAGATCGCAAGGTGGTCGAGGTCTACGCCCATACCTTGTCCACCAGAGCACCATTGGCAGATGTGCTGTCAAAACACGGCTTCAAAATGCCGCTGTCAAATCGGCCACTGAACCGCTCGCGCTATGACTTGTCGCCGTTCGCACAGCCGCTGAAAGACATCAAGCCCCGCCTTGACGACGCCAAAGTTGAACGGCTCTACCTGACCGAAGCCAAGGCACTGCTGCATCACGCCACCGATGCCGTGTCCTTGCACATCGACAGCGGTGTTGATCTGCAAGATGTGATCGGCGGACGCTGGAGCGATCATCCGTTTTCGCAGCCGGGAGCCATTCTTGGCGTGACCTTGGTGGCCGAACTGGTTTTGGAAGGCGAGGAGGTTGAAACCCCATTGTCCATCGTGTTGGCCGAGCCCGGGCGCTGCAGCCTGCAGGGCGAACGAGATCCCCGGATGCGCAAAATTGGCATCCAGCTTCTTGAAGCGCTGGGTGTGCTCAAACCTTTGCATCCCGGATCGGGCGTCGACGATCCTGCCTTTGTCATCCAGGTCGCACGACTTCTGGAGCACGCGACCAGTCCGATGGATGGCTTTGCGCTGCACCATCTCGGTATCGACATAGACCGTTTCGAAGATGAAGGCATCATCATCGAGGGCGACCGCATCACCGAAAAGGTCGTGGAGTCCGCCGAGGGCGAGCGCTTTTCGGTCAAACTGGAGCGCTGCACAGACCCCAATCAGGTTCGCTACCTGGACCCGCTGACGGGTAATAACGTGGTCTTGCCTGCCAAGCACGCACGCCGATGGAAAGTTGACCTCAACTGGTTGCGCGAAGAGATCATCACAGCACTGGGTTCCTCGTTGCAGGGGCTTCGCGGCAAGCACCTTGATGAAGAGCCGGTATTCCTCGGTGAGGTTGATATCGACGGGCATGGCGTTGCGTTGTACTTCGCCGCCAAAATGTCAAACGACCGGCAATACGCCAAAGTGGATGCCGCGCTTCGGTTGCGACCACGCCCAGCGCCGGGAATCGTCCTGACCACGGCACGTGTTCCGTTTTCGTTTGCGGGAACGAACGTGATCATTGCCATCGAAGACGTGTTGGTATCGGGGCAATCGGCAACGGTCATCGATGACGCACGGCTCAAGGTCGCATACCGGCATGGCCAATTGGCTGCGATTGGCGGGGCAACGGTCAGCATCAAAGTGTCGGCGGATGGCTATTCAGCGGTGCTCAGTATTCCGGGCAAGGCTCCGTGGCGTGTAACGAGCAAGAACAAGGTCGCCGTGTTGCAGCGGCTGGTTGATGCTTATGCCGCCGGAACGCCACACGTAAAGACGAAAAAATTGTTGGACGGCACCAGTTACGCTTCGCCTGCCAACCTATTCCCGAAGTCATCGCCTTGGAGAGATTACATGGTGAAAGTTCCCGGGGCCCAAGCGTGGCAACTGAGTCTGCCAATGCTCGATGAGCCGGTTGATGATGGCGAGAGCGAAATCGAAGCCGACGAAGAAGTGCTGACCAGCTGAGATTGATCCCGCCATTACCCTGCGTTGCCATCCGCTTCGGAGGATCACGTTCAATATTCATGACAGTTGCTATTCCCCGGAGCCGTCATGAACAACATCAAACTTGCATCTCCCTTGGAGATGAGCGCCAGCGCCCGTGCTGGTGAAATTACCGCCATCCTTGCGGCCGTCATCGTCCGCACACTTGTTGGAAACGAGCCAAAACAGCGAGAAGTTGGCCTTGGCTTCCTGCCCGACCAGCGCGTTCATACAACCCCCTATCCACAGGAGAAGTTGTGATGAACGAGAAACAAGCATCCATCGCCGCACAGATCGCCGAGTTGGCCAGCATGCCGATGTCAGAACTCTGGACGGTTTGGGATCGGTACTTTCAGGATCGCCCCCAGTACCCCAATCGCACGCACGTCGAGTCCCGCATCGCCTACAAGATGCAGGAGGAAGCCTTCGGCGGCCTTGCGCCAGAGACAAAGAAACGGCTGGAGGCCATCGGTGCCAAGCACTCGCAGATCAAACTGCGCGCAAAACCACGCGAGTTCGACTTCGCACCCGGCACGATTCTGCTGCGCGAATGGGGCGAGCGCGAACACCGCGTGATGGTCACCGCCGAAGGACTGTTCGAACACGAAGGCAAGACCTTCAAGAGCCTGACGGCGGTGGCACGTCACATCACCGACGCACATTGGTCGGGGCCGCTGTTTTTTGGCCTGAGCGGTAAGGGAGGTGCACAATGAACGACGCCATCCAGATCGCCAGCCCAAAGACCCGCAAGCGTTGCGCCGTCTACTGCCGGGTGTCGTCGGACGAACGCCTCGATCAGGAGTTCAATTCCATCGATGCACAGAAGGAGGCAGGCCACGCCTACATCGCCAGTCAGCGAGCCGAGGGGTGGATTCCCGTCACCGACGACTACGATGATCCGGGGTTCTCCGGCGGCAACACCGAGCGCCCAGGGGTAAAACGACTGCTGGCCGATATCGAGCGCGGCAAGATCGACATCGTGGTGGTCTATAAGATCGACCGCCTCACGCGCAGCCTCGCCGACTTCGCCAAGATGGTTGAGTTGTTCGATCAGCGCAATGTGAGTTTCAGCGCCGTCACGCAGCAGATCAACTCAGCGACTTCGATGGGTAGGCTGATGCTCAACGTGCTGCTGTCCTTCGCGCAATTCGAACGCGAGGTCACCGGCGAGCGTATCCGCGACAAGATCGCGGCAGCCAAGCGCAAGGGGATGTGGATGGGCGGCGTGCCCCCCTTGGGCTACGACGTCGACAACCGCCTGTTGGTCATTAACGAGGTCGAGGCGGCAGTGGTGCGGCGCATCTTCGAGGAGATGCTGACCATCGGCTCGCCGACACAGATTGCCGCGAACCTGACCGCCGAAGGCGTGACGACAAAAGCATGGACAACGCAAGAAGGCCAGACCCGCAGCGGCACCCGCATCGACAAGAAATACCTTCACAAGCTGGTGCGCAATCGCATCTACCTTGGCGAGCTGTCGCATAAGGGGAACTGGTTCCCCGGTGCGCACCCGGCCATCATCGACAGGGCTCTGTGGGACAAGGTGGCGGCATTGCTGGCAACAGACGGTCACACGCGCTCGGTCGAGACCAAGATTCGGTCGCGCACCGATGCCTTGCTACGTGGCCTGCTGTACACGCCCTTGGGCGAGCGGATGTACCCGACCTACTCACGCAAGAGCGACGGGCGCAAGTATTTCTACTATGTCTCAAAATCGGAATCCCGCTTCGGCGCGCCGGGCAAGAACTACGAGCGCTTGCCCGCAGCGGAGATCGAGGCAGCGGTGGTGGCGCAGATTCGCACGGTGCTGACCAGCCCGGAGTCCATCGCCTCAGTGGTGCGTCACATCCAGCGTATCGGCGCGCAGATCGACGAAGCCAGCACAGTGATGGCGATGGGGCGACTCAACGACGTATGGGATCACCTGTTTCCTGTTGAACGGCATCGGATCGCCAACCTGATGATCGAACGCATCGATCTGGTTCACATCGGCGAGGTGCAAGGCATCAAGGTGAAGTGGCGGGAACTGGGCTGGAACACCCTGATCGGTGAATTCACCCCGAGGGGGATTGGCGCGGAACTGTTGGAGGTCGAGTCCTGATGGACAACCCACTCGAAACATTCGTGCCCCTGCTATTCAAGCGCAAAAAGGGACGGTTGCTGCTCGGGGAAGGAAATCTCGCGCACGATGTCACGATCATCGAGGCCGTTGCACGGGCCATGCATTGGAACGTGCTGCTGGACAGCGGTGCCTACAAGAGAGTCACCGACATCGCGCAGACCGAGGGATTGATGCCGACCACTGTGGGCAGGCTGATGCGTCTGGCGCGCCTTGCCCCCGACATCGTTGAACAGTTGATGGCCGGAAGTCAGCCTCGACGGCTGACACTCCTATGGCTGATGCGAAACGACATCCCGGCACTCTGGCCAGAGCAGCGCCAGATGCTGAAGCAGTTCAAGTAGAGGACGAAACATGCCCAAGAAGACCTACGGCAAGCAGACCGGCCGTGCCATCACCCACGAACTTCCAGCACCGGCCGGTGGGGTACGGCTCGAAACCTTTGTGCCCTGGACGCTGGTCAAGCGTGGTTTCAAGAAGCAGGTGATCACGCCGTTGGATGCGCCACAGGAATTTCTGTCCGAGGCCACCCGGGAGCGGGCGGCTCGGGCTGCTGCACAGGACAGTGCATTGATGCGGGCGCTCGGGCTGGCACACCATTGGCAGAGGCTCCTGGACGAAGAACGGGCGGCGTCGGTGGCCGACATCGCCAAGGCCGAGAGCATGGACGTGACGCAGGTGCGCCGGATCATGCGGCTGACCCTGTTGGCCCCCGAGGTCATCGAACGGTTGGTGGGTGCGCCCAACATTGTGCTGGAGCAGGTGATGCGCCGCCCTTGGCCCAAAGGCTGGAGTGGCCAGATGCGGGTGCTCGCGCCGCCCACCTAA